CCCGAAATAACACCTTTATCCCTGTTCCCGTCCATTCGGAACACCGCCTATCGTAATGTACAAGTGGAGCCAACTCTTTTTGAGTTGTTTCTACCTCGTGAACAAAAGTTACGAGTCTACTCCTACGAAGGCAGCAATTGAGGTTGTCCAGACCTCAGATTGCAAGGTAAAGGATCCGGCCAGTCTCCGGAAAGGGGGTTGTCTACAAAGACCAGTTGCGCTCAAAGAGCTCCAAACCCCGCCGCTTCGGCTGGGGTCCGAGGAGGGCAGGACAAAGAGCCTGTCCTCTTCCCGGAGTCTCGACAAGTTTGAGAGCAAAATGCCTCTCAACCAGCTGGTTTTCTCGTAGACGGCAAGCCTTCCATCGCTTGCAGAAAGGGGGGAGACCTAGTGAAAGTTTAATTGGCGCCAAAGTGTCAAGCTTTCCGTCCCACCTCACCCACTCCTTGATCGGAGTGGAAAGGAGATCCAATAATTTCTTGTTTCTCCCCAGACGGGCCCATTTATTAAAACGGGCCCAGCTGTCGGTAAGGGGTTCATATTTCTTAGCAACCTCGACGTCAGCCAACTTCCACCATCCTCCCATCTCCTTCCTGATGGAAGAACACGGTCGCGCACGTGGGGTCTTACTGAACTGTAAAAAGTGAGAGAAGGCCCTATTGAGCGAACTCTTCCCATCATCCTCCCTTCCGAAAGAGTAATTACCAGCCGATCCGAAGTGGAGATGACTTCCGATCGCCGCCTCACGGCGACGCTCGAAAGCCACCTCCTCGAACCTGCTGATAATTCCCTCCCAGAAGGGCTTTCCGATGGTGAACCCTGATCTCTCGATCAGGTTTCTTTGTTCCTCAACCGAACTTCGGTAAGAAACAAGAGTCTCAAAGCCCTTTCCCTCCTCCTCCAATTCTTCGGTCTGTGCGCGAGTGTGAAGGCGCCCTACGGCTGCCTCCTCACCCTTGCGGACTCCTTCCGCCCATCCCATGTTAACAAATGGAACTGTTAACCAGGTACGAATCATCTTTCCCTCTCGGATCAGTTTCCCCTCCTTATCTCGTCTCTGATCCATCTCAAGTCGGCCCTTGAACATCATCGAATTGACGATGGCCAGGTCCTCCTTGAGATAATTTTTCCCAACCGATTTGAACAAGCCAATCGAGGCCACCACCTGCTCCCATCTCCGGTAGGTCACCAGATCAGTTTTAAAGAGGATATCATCCCCATTAACTCTGACCGGAAGACGATCGAAGTCGCGACCATAAAAGTCGCTGATCCCTCCATCCTTGGTAGGGATCCGACAGCTAGATGAACTGTCAAGGGTATAGCAGTAGGCAGCCAAATTGGCAATGCAGAGGATCGGGAAGGAAAAGACACATCCCATCAGCTGACCATTAGACTGGAGAATATCCTCGACCGAACCCCCCATCTTATTTTCCTCGGTACCGTAGCCAATCCTATTTCTAAGAAGGCCACGTTCCAAGACGGAAAAAGTGTAAGGGTCGCCCGAGAGATGTTTGATTATCATCAAGGTGACGTCCATATTGAGGTTATCGGTTGCTCCGGAAAAATCACCAGAGCACCAATATTTCCAACTAGGGCTCTTAACCCACTTGTTGGACTCTCGAAGAAGTTCCGAGAAAACCTCCATGGACATCTCCCGTCCAGTCAGCTCAAACTGACGGTACCTCTGTAACAA